ATTCGGATCGCTTCGGCCTCACCGTGGAACGACTTGCGTTCTTCGGCTAACGCCTGAGTTTTCCGTGTGTAATCCGAATAACGAGAATAACCTTTCCGAAGTTCGTCAAGGGTGACTTCCGTTTCTTCACCGTCAAGTTTAACCTTGATGGTTAGATCGTCAGGAAGTTCCTGTTCGATAACCTCTTCGTTGTCGTCCTCTTCATTCGGGTCGGACTGGTCGTATTCATCTTCTTCCGAGTATTCCTCGGCTTCAGTTTCTTCCGCGTCGTCCTGAGCCTCTTCAGGCTCTTGCGCCTCGTCCGTGTCTTGGTTGTCCTCATCTGGGCCAAGCAGTTGGTCGATGGCTAACGTTGCTTCGTGGAGGCCGATCCCACCACTGGGGTTGCCGACTTGTTCCGTCATATAGCACCTTCTTTAGTAAATGTTAACTCCTCGATTTGGCGACTAGGCCGTCGTCAAGGATTGCCTGTAGGCGGGCTTTCAACCGCTCAAGTCCTTTGAGCGTGTGAAACATGTCAGAGCGTCCGCTATAGTCAGTATGTGCTGACATACGCCACTCTTCAAAAATATCTTTTTCCACTGCGGCAAATGCCTCCTTGAGAATGTCATCCTCAAGAAGGCGCTTTGCGTGGTTAGCTTTTGTTATGGGGTCCATTAGATCAACGGCTCATATCTAGGGTTGGTCATCATCGCGGGCTGGGCTTGGGGAACGGCCATAATAGGCTGTGCTTGAGGGGCAGCGCCCGCAGAGAGAAGGCCGTAGCCCGGCTGGAAGAACATAGCTTCTGGGCCGAAACCGTACCGCTCGTAATCTATGATGTTTGGATTGGCGCGCATATCTCGGCCTGTGCCAAAACCTACGCCTGTACCGAACGGGGAAACATACGGCGTTGTGGGGCCGGTGTCGCCGCCGCCTGCCAAAAGGTTTTTCAGAAGGTCGGCTCCGATACCACCAATGGATATAAGTTGGGGTAGGGTTAGACCAGTGCCGAGAACGTCTTTAAAATCAAACTTATTGTCCGATGGCTGCCCATCTGTAAGCGCGGGGTCAGGGGTCATCGGGGCGAGTATGGACGGTAAGCCCGCAAGGGCTGATCCCAAACCGGGGCCTTGCGTGACAGTGGGCACGCTGCCTGTTACTACAATTTCTTGTGAAGGGGTGGTCTCTGTCGGCGCAGGTTCCGATGGTAGGGGTTCTGGCAATACGCTCTTTGGCAGAAACTCCGTAGCGATAGGTTCAAACACGCCAGCCAACACGCCGCCGTAGTTTGGAACTGCTGGCACAGCCCTAGTCCCGCTGACGACGATAGGTTCAACAGCGGCTTCGGCAGGTGGTTGTACAGGTTCTTGTACAGGTTGCTCCGCAAACTTCTCGGCTGGCGTCTTGTAACCAGTGATTTCGCTCAAGCCCGCTTGCCCAAGGAGGTTACCGACTGTTGAGCCAAAAATACTTGGCGCTGCACTTCTCGCTGCCGTTACAACGATGTCGCCCGCAGAAGAGCCAAGAGCCGAGCCAGCGGTAGTTCCAGCGGTAGTTCCGGCGGTTGTTCCGGCGGTTGTTCCGGCGGTAGTTCCGGGTGTAGCTGGGCCGAACACTTGGCCGCCAACATACGCCGTGCCTCCAGCAAGGGCCGCCCGCTTCAAAGCATCTTCAAGATCACGGCCCTGTAGGGCACTTGAGGCGGCGGAGCCAAGAGCCGCGCCAATAACCGGGCCAACGCCGGGAATGAATGACGCGGCAAACGGAAGAACAGTATCAGCTAAGAAACCAAGACCACTTTGCGACGGGGCTGCACGGGCGACGTCAATGTAACGGTTTGGGCCCACGCGGCCATCGACTATTGTGTTTTCGCCTTTTTGTATTTTAAAGTTAGCGTTTTTCCCAAGGTCATCACTGAGGCTTTGAGCCACGGCAACCGCTCTCTTCGCGCCTTCAACGCCAACCCCAGTGAAGATGACATTACCTTTACCGTCCACAACTCGAACCTCTTGTTCGTCGTAGACGCTGAATGTGTTATCTTTTCCAAACGAAAGCCCTTTTTTACCAGCGTATGGGCCGACAATAGACGTTCCGGGGGGTGGCGTGTTCGCCGCAATCCTGCGGGCGTATTGGTCCTCCTGCGTCATCGGCTGTTGCTCTGCGGCAGGGGCCGCAGCAGGGGCCGCAGCAGGGGCCATCATGCCACCGTCGAGAAGGCCGTAGCCACCGTCCATGATTGGTGCGGCGTCATACATCATGCGCCCGCCGTAGCGTGGCTCCGCAAGGGACTGATACATGGTTGGAAGTAACGCCATTACATCATTCCTTCGGGTGGCATCTCAGGTTGCATCTGTGCTTGTTGGACGGCCTGCGCCATCTGTGCGTTCTGCACGGCCTGTTGAGCCTGCACCGCCGCACGATCCATCTCGCCTTGTTGCTTGAGAAGTTCACGGTCACGCTGCATCATGGCTTCGATGTTGGCTACGTTGACTTGCGCTCCGTACTTGGCTTCAAGTTCAGCCGCCTTGATCATTAGGTCGGCATCGAGTTTGTCGCGCTCACGGTCGTCCTTGCGCAGCATCTCTTCACGCTGCAACTCAAGTTCGGCTGCCTTCTTCTGGATGTCAGCGCGGATCGCTTCCATCTGAACCTGAGACAGCATCTCTTCTGGCGTCGGCTGCGGTGGCGCAGGCGGGGGCGGAGGCGGCATCATGGCTGGGTCTTTGAAGAACACAGTCGGGTCTTTGTATCCAGCCAGCGCCATCATCTGCGCCAGCGTATTGTAGTAGCCCTGCATGTCAACCAATGGAGCGCCCATCTGCATGAGCATCTCTTGCTTGGCGGCAACTTGGCCTAAGAAAGCCATCTTCTCTTCGTTGCTGCCAGTGCCGAGAGCCACGTTCACCACGACATCCATGTTCGCGTCCCACACACGCGGGTCAATCGGAACGAATGTGTTGCGCAAACGCACCATGCGCGGTGCGTCTTGGTTCTTGGTGATAAGCTGTAACGATTTCTTGAACAGACCCTTCATGCCTGTCTCGGCGAAGATACGGCAGATCAGTTCGATGTGCTGAGCCGCAGCCGAGATCGTGGCTGCAACAGCAGCGCGGGTCGAAGACTGAAGCGCGTTTGCATCCAGACCGGCCGCAGCCTTGGAGATACCTGTGCGGTTCTCGCGCAGTTCGTCCATGTACTGCAACATCGGGAAGGCTTGCTGCCCGACGAACGGCATCGTGAACGGCTGCACCATGCCCGGTGCACGCATACGAATGATGCCGCCGACTTCGGTGTTCATCACGTCTTCGAGATTGACTTGGCCTTCGACTACGCCCGTGCGTGGGTGGATCGACTGCGCCAAGCTGTCCAGCGTGTTGCGCAGGATATTCGACTTGATAAGCTGAATGTCCATCGTCACGTCGGCAATCGACATGCCGAAGAATGTGTGCGGCTCTGGATCAGGGCAGAAGTCTACGAACGGAATAAAGTCGCAGGGTTCGTAGTGAAGTATCTTGTTGGCGGTGCCAGCAACGCAGACGCGGCAGAGTTCCGCGATCCCGTCGCCGTCCATGTCAACATACACATAGCCCTCAATGTAAAGGACTTTGCGAGATGTCGTATCTGTGCGGCCTGTGATCTGAACGAATGCTTGCGGGTTACGGTCGAAGGCTTCGTCGTTGCCTTCGAAGTCATCAAGCGTTTCGTAGCCAAGGTCTTGCACTTCGTCGAAATCATAGCCCATCTTTACAAGATCGGATACGGTAACGTAACGACGGTGGGCTACAAACTCGGCTGTCTCAATGGAGCGCGCACGGCGGTCGATCAAAAACTCTTCTGGCGGTACAGACTGAACGCACAGACGGCCCTTCTCAACTGTACGGACTACTGTACAATCGTAGGTGGCTGGCTGCGTTTGGCCCATCATGCCCATCGGCGTTTCGACCATCATCTCGCCGTAGGTAATCTCTACGTCCTTGACTTCGATATTGACATCGGCCTGAAGGACCGAGAAGGTGGCTTCGTCCAGACCCGTGAAGTAGTGGGTCGTGACATCTTTTTCGGTATCCCACCAGACTTTCATGATACCGTTCTTACGGATCAGCGCGTCCTTAAATGTGGAATAGCATTCGTTGAATAGGTTGTTGTCGCGTGTCAGGCAGTAGTTAACATAATCCGTCGCCTGCTGCGCGCTATCAATATCTTCTGGGCCGTTCGGCGCAAACTCGACGACGTTGTTCGCCGCGAAAAATACTTTCATAATCGACGGCATCATGGCCTGTACAGTATCCCGTACATCCATCGACATTGCCTGCGACCGGCCTTCCTCTTCGTTGCCGAAGGGTTCGCCCTTATAATACT